AGCTGGTGCTGCTTTCGGACCGTATGGTGCGCTGGTAGGAGGAGTAGTCGGAGCTATAGGTGGTGCTGCCCTTCAAAGTGGTGGTGGTGGTTCAGCATTACCTAGTATGGACACAAATTTTGGTGGTGGTGGTACAACAAATAACAGAAGTCAAGCAGACACTCAAGCAATTGTTAGTGCGATAAATAATATAAATGTAAGTTCAACATTAACAGACAGACAAATCAGAGTTACTCTTGATAACATTGGTGGATAAAAATGGCATTAGAAAATTTAAAATCAGCATTTAACGATTTAAGTGTAAATAAAGCTGTAAGAGAGACTGCGAGAGAGACTGCGAGAGTACAACATAATATTAGTATTGATAATGTGGTTAAAGAAACCGAAAATTTATTGTTAGGTCGTTTTACTTTACCAAATACATTCTTAACAGATTTAACAAATCCAACTCTAAACAAAATTGATTATTCCCTTAGAGGTTCAGTCGGTTTACCTTTTGGCAATCTTGGTGACAATCCACCGAATTTTGTTACGGAAGCAGTAAAAGATTCTCTTGAAGCAGAATATCCAATACAAAATCCATCATCTAATTCAATATTGAGATATTATTTAATTGATAAAGCAAATCAAGTGATTGATTCTGCTAAAGTAAGAGCCGTACAAGAATTAGCAGAGGCTGTTCAGGTACCGGTTGTTGGAAAACCAACACCCTTTACAGATTTGGGGGGAGGACCTCGTGAAACTAACTATATTGACCGTGTTTCATTGCGTCCTGTCACTGCAAGACAAGTTGATGATGAGATAGCACCAAGAAAAAAGGGAGACTTTTATGTAAGAATAAAAGATTTAAGAGATGGTAAGTTTATTTACTTTAGAGGATATGTAACTGGCATAACAGAAAATGTAAGTCCATCATTCACACCGACTAATTATATTGGTAGAAGTGAACCAGTTTATTCATATGAAAGAGCAGAAAGAGATATTAGTTTTAACTTAAAAGTTTATCCAGCAAATCATACAGAATTTACATTGATGTATGATAAAATAGAAAAACTAACTTCATTAGCATATCCTCAATACTTATCTGACAATGACGGACTAACAAGGATGAAACCACCTTTTACAGAACTTTATATGGCTCACATTGGAACGCCGAGGGTAGGTCAGTTTGGATTTGTTAAATCTATATCTTATACCGTTAATGAACAAGGTGATTGGGATTCTTTAAGTGTTAGACCAAGACTTTTTGACATTGCGATATCTTATCAGATACTTAGTAAACGACCACCTGGTTTAAATACTGATAATAATAGTTTAGGAAAATTTTATGGAGATGGTAGATAATGAGTAGATACAATACAATAAAAAGATATAAAAACAATGGAGTGGCTACAATAGGTACATCTTATTTACCAAAGCATGAAGAAAAAAATTCAGATGTGCTTCTTATAGCAACAGAAGGTGACAGATGTGATTTAATATCACAAGAGTATTATGGGACAACTGAATATTGGTGGTATATTGCTTCAGTAAATAATTTAAAGTCTAATAATATTGAAGCTGGGACACAATTAAGAGTACCACTTTCTGTAGAAAAAGCAGTTTTAAAATAAATGCCTAAATTTAGTGATAGAATATTTGGATCTTCTCTAAGTGAGGAGACAAAAGAAATACTTAATAAGTTACAAGATGGTAGTTTTGAGGTAACACCATTTGATCCAGTTGATGATAACAACAGACATTATCTTGGAGATCAAACTACATTTGCTAGAATGTGGACTACCTTCTTGATATCTGGTAGTGTTACTCAGCAAGTTGGATATCATGTCGTTAATCAAAATAATCAAGATGATTATGTTGCAGCACTTGAGCCTGTAACCGGTAATATTGCTGATAAAGACGAACAGTTGAGAATCAATGGTTTACGAAATAATCCTTTGTTGAAACCAAATTCAGGTATAACATCAGTAACCTCAAGAACTATGGGTTCGCTGGGTTCAGTTAGAAGTACAACTATAAATTTCAAGGTTTTTAACAAGAAAGATTTTGACGATATATATTTACCCTATTTTTTAAGACCTGGTGCCACAGTAATTGTTGATTTTGGTTGGTCATATGATAATGTAGAATTCTATGACCTTGATGAATATTTGTTTAATACTGATATTCAATTAGAGTTTTTGTTGTCAAATATTTATGGTGGGTTGCAAAAAGTAGATAATAAATTTGATGTTTATTTAGATAATGGAAAATATTATTACAACGATGATGATGGAAATCGAGTTGAAACTGTTAATCCAAAAGCAGACGGCTATAAAAATAAAAAAATAAATAAAGGTAAGGTGGACACTCATGTTGGATTGGTATATGACTATACTGCTAAATTAAACCAACAAGGTCATTATGAGTGTACTGTTCAAATGTACTCAAGAGGAACTGTTTTATTAGATACTGAAATAAATGAAGATAATGATTTAAAATACATATTTACTACAAAATTTGAAGAAATATTACTTGATAGTGTTGCTGAAATTAATAGATTGAGAAGAGAAGAGGGTACAACGACAGCAGAATTAGGTATATCAAATGCTCAATGGCAAATCTATGATTTTTTATCAGCCGAAGGGCAAAGAGATGTTTTAGAAAGTTTATATGACGCAATCGAAGTATCAAAACAATCAGTTGGAACAATGTCTAGTAGAAACTTGAGTAGTGGTATATATTATCAAGATTATACGCCATATACAACTCAAGGTAATAATTTAGATGTTGGTTATATTAGTTATGGTTTATTTGAGGATTTATTTTTAAATGGCATTGTTGCTGAGTCTCGTAAAATAAACTCTATATATGCAGTAGAATTCAATACAAAAGATACAATGATTAGGTATTCAGATGCTTTAGTTGCCAGACAAGTGCAGTTTTTATCAAGTGGTGAAGATTTGAGTTTATTTTTATATCCTCATGTGGGAAAAGATGAGGAAAAACCATTATCAGAAATGTTGGGTACATTTAGTCGTAACTCAAAAGAGACATTTGGAGATGTTAAGAAAGAAGATAGGGAAAAGATTTATCAAAAAATGTTAAATGGTAATCATGATGAATATCAAAATAAAAAAGTTATCCCATTAAGAGATTTATTTATATCTATAAAATTAATAACAGAAAGTTTTCAAAAATTAAAAACTGTAAATGATGCATTTGTTAATATTTTAGAACAAATTAATAAAGATTCGTATGATGTTTTTCAATTAAAACTAAAAGCACTAAATGACACTTTTTCTGCAATGACAGTACAAGATGTTAATCTGATACCAGAAGCACCAAAAGATGACTCAATTTTTATGTTTGATATTACCTCTGGAAATTCAATAGTTAACGATATAGATTTTTCTTTTGCTATGCCAAAAGGAAACCTCGGAAATGCGATTGCCATAGGTCAGAAACCAAGAGGTAAATTTTTTGACGATGATAGAAAAGACGACTTTTCTTTTTTACAAGCCACAGGACCCGAAGGTAAAAAACTATATGGAGAAAATGTTTCTGTTTTAAGTTTACCTTTAGTAAAAGAAGATATCGAAAAAGAAGAAAATATAGAAGCTAATAGGGATTTGGTAAATGAAAAAACTGTAAGAAATAATTTTTCAAACACAAGAATAGAAACCGGTGATGTTACTATGAACCAAGCATTTAACAAGGCAGTAACACTAGCAGCAATCGATGGAAAATTAATAGTAAGTAAAACAAAACAACAGATAGAAAAAGAAAATAAAGAATTTAATAAATTACCATCTGTACAAGAGTTGAAACAAAATAATAAAATTATTAGTGGAACTAGTTTTAGGGATATGTATGGGAAGATAGCAAAAATAAATGTAAGGTTTGGTGATAAAGATAAAAAAAATGCGACATACAATTTGATTCCAGCGGAGTTAACAATATCTGTTTATGGTAATTCTTATTTACAAATAGGTGATTTATTTTCTTTTAATTTTTTACCTAAATGGATGACAGAAAAAATGATTTTTATCGTAAAGGGTATAGAAGATACCATTGATACAAAATGGGTTACGAGATATACTATGCAGCCATTTATAAGACCAGAAGTAAAGGGGGAGTTTATAGATGTCACCGGTTTTAAACCAGCCTTAGAAATGACTACAGTTAAAGAAAAATTACCTGATGTTGATTCTGGTCAAGGTGATTTTAATACTAATTTTAGTAAAACAGTTATAGATAGTGATAAATTGGATAGTTTTGGCAAATATGATGATATACTGTCTATAAAATCACTTTTTAATGAAGAGACAAAACAATTTGTTTTTGATACATCACCAGGTGGGTTACAGTCGGGTATTACTGCCAATTCAATTGCTATTAACATCTCAGATGTAAAATCGTTTAATGATTTACAATTTGTATTTTCATTAAATTATGCAATAAAAAAGCTATTGTTAACATCTTTAAAAGATGAAAATAAAGGCATAGTGCAATCTAGTCCTAAATTGATTCGTTCTCGTATTAATTTAATTAAAGATAACTATTTAGAGGAAAACAATATTGCACTACAACAATTTGGTACAGATTATAGATACAACTCTTTTTTTACTGGTTTAGTAGAAGATGCAGATACAAGTACAGGAGATGAACCATTTTTTAAAATAGGGAGGGGTGGAGGCAAGAAAAATGCTATAATTCAATACTTTGAGAATATATTTGGGCAATTAAATTTAGAAGTTCGTGAAGGCGACTATGAAGGTACATATTACCAAGGTGAGCGTTCATTACGATATAAAAAAGAAACCATTACTGTAGATGATATTAAAACCTTTGTAGAGGGATTTGGTGGAATTAAAAATAATGCGGATTTTTTCAGAACATTCATAGAACAAGATCAACAACAATGGGAAGTTTTTAGAACACTTGGAACAAGTAAAGAACTTTATGATCCTATTGTTGATTTTGGTGTTCTATTAACATCCTTTGGTTTTAAAACATTTTTTGGTGACACGGAGACAGGAGTCTCTGAAGTTTATTTAATTAAATTTAATTGCGGAGTTTCAGAACATTTAAGTTCCATCATGATACCAAAATGGGTTTTTGAAAGGTCGGGTATTTCATTACAGACTTTTGTATTGGATGTACAAGAATTTTTTGATAGTAATAATTATATTAGGAAGTTTACTACATCTAAGCGATAAACCACTTGACATTTTATTAAATTATATGTAACTTAACATATGATTAAATTGGTTATCTCTAAACCTAACTGGTCCAAATCTCATCCGTTAAATGACTTAGTTTTAGCTTACGATGCTATAGAACATAAGTTAGTTTATGCTAATCACTATGAGAAGGTGACTGTTGATATAGATTATCCAGCAGACGAGGGGATGTTGATTGATGATTGGAAAGCTGGATATTCTTATGATTTTGCTGGTCGCTCTAAGTATTGTGCTGATATCCTAAACTATTGGATGACAAACAAACCACTTGACCATATACAATGGGATAACTTTTACGACCAAGATGATTTTACATATTATTATCCGTTAGACAAAATGATAGAACAACTATGTGAAGATGTTCCACATTATAAAGATATGACAGATTTTAATAAGTTAGATAAATTTCACGATGACTTTATAAATGCTTTCGGTGAGTTAGAATCAAATGGTATCGGAGTCAATACAGACTTTACAAAGATATTCGGTGACCATATGTTAAAGTATATTCACAAAAAGAAGATATATCAGAACTATAACTTTTTCACAACCACATCAAGACCTTCCAACTCTATCCACAATCTTAACTTTGCTGCTCTTACACCTGATATGAGAAAAGCATTCTCGCCACTTAACGATATCTTCATAGAGTTTGATTTTGAATCTTATCACCCAAGGTTGATTGCTAAGCTAACTGATTATGACTTTGGTGATAAGTCGGTCTATGGTAAGTTAGCAGATGACCTCGGTGTAACTAAGGACGAAGCTAAAACTATTACATTTAAAAACCTATATGGTGGTGTGAGAAAAGATATTGCGAAGATGAGTGAGTTTTTCAGAGGTGTAGAAGACTTGGTTAAAGTATTTTATGACGAATATATGACTCGTAATGGAATCTTAACACATATTTATAAACGACCAATGAAAAGAGCTAATTTAGGTGATTTAAATGCTCAAAAGTTATTTAATTATTACATACAGGCGTATGAAACTGAAAGGAATGTTACTATCTTAAATAAACTACACACATATTTATTAGAGAGAAAGACTAATATAGTTCATTACAACTATGATAGTTTTTTATTTGATTATGCCAAAGAAGATGGGAAAGAAACAATACATGACATTCAAAAAATATTACGACAAGATGATTTTATTATACATAGCAAAGTCGGAAACACTTATGGGACATTAAAAAATTATGAGTTTTGATTTAGGAAAACTTTTTATAGAGTGGAGACGAATAGTTCCCAATGGTGTGCCAAATCCAAATAACGATTATCATTTAGTTCTACTAAAAGAGATTTGTTTAGCAAGAGGTATTGATAAGGGTGTGGTTGATAATGTTATCTTGACATTAGAAAAGAAAGAAATCGATCCTGATACAAAAATAAAATACAAATATAAAGATCCAGAGGGTAACGAAACTGATAGAGAGACGACCTACAAAAGTGCTATCAGTAGAGATAAAGAACATCCTGCATACATAGCTGCTAAAGCACTACAAGACACAGGTGGTGAAGGTGATAAAAAAGAAAAAGAAAAAAAGGGTGTAGACTTTTCCACAGATGCTTATGCTGATTCTTTAACAAGTAATACAGATAACGACATCAATGATAGTGATACTGATACTCAATCTCAAGATGATAAAAAGGTAAAAGAATTAAATCAAGAGAA